GCGTTGCCACTGCCCACGGGCGCGGGCATTTTCGGCGCTTAGCTCCGATTCACACACCACAATACGCGGGCGATAAAGCGGCACGCTACGGTCATAGACCACTATTGCATTACCGCTGGCTTGGTCGGCGTCCCAACTAAGGCCGCCGTTAGTTGAGCCCTTAACGATGTACTGGCTAGCGCGCTGTTGCAGGCTGTCGGTGCCGCTGGCTGCCTTGATGTTTTCACCTAGGCGCAATTCAGGCGTGACCAGTGCGGTACCAGCTCGTGTGACCACCAGCGCACCTTGTGAATTGCTGGTCAGCAAAACGCCGCGCTGGCGTGCGAGGCGCTCGAGCAGTTCGAATACGGTTTCGCCCTGCTCAATACGCACGGTAGTAAAAGGCGCATCATGGCCGGGTGCAAGCTGTACCACATCGATACCAAAGGGACGGCACAAAGTACGGGCAATGTCGCTAAGGCGCTGGTTGTCAAATTGGCCGCCCTCATAAACGGCGCTGGAATCGGTAAGCTGCCCAGTTAAGGATCGCCCGCTTAGCTCATAGCGCACATTTTGGTCATCGTGTGAGGCGCCCACTGTATCGATGTAACCGGTTAGTACGATGCGTTCCTGATAGCGCACCTCGACGAGATCACCTTTTTCAATGGCGAGTTGCTGGGGCTGCTCAACAGGGGTGGTCACACTTGCCGAAAAAGACCAAGCAAGGGTGCGCACGTCCATATCAACGCGGCTAGATAGCCAGTCGGTGTAGTCAAGGTCGCGAATGCGCAGGGTAATATTACTCATTAACGATCTCCAAGTTGGTGCCCGGCATGATAAAGCTCGGATTTTTTATGCCATTGCGGCGGATAATATCATCGCGGCGCTTAGCGTCTCCGGTTTCCCGGTAAGCAATCAAAATCAAAGGCTCCGTTGTAGTGGTGGTAATGGTACGAATACGCGGCAATAGCAGCGCACGCTGGTTGATATCGGTTCGCACCTGCACACTCGCGTCACGTAAGGCTTGCCAGCTACCCGCGCGCCCAAGATTTGAGGCGGTAATGGCTTGGATGTTGAGGTTAGTATCTATGCTGTCGCTGGCTTTCTCGGCGCTTTTGGCATCAGCAAAGGTGGTGCGGGGCACGGTTCCTGCGCTAAAGAGAGCCACTTGCGCTTCTAGCAAGCTAGATAGTTCAACGTGTCGGCGCTGCTTTATTTCTAACACCGTACCTGGTACTGCGGCGATACTATTTGAGGTGCGATTGTTATAAACTCCGCCGCGCGCTTCATACTCGTAGCACTTGCCCTCATAGCGGCGTTTTAGCTGACCATAAGCTTGCAGCTCTTCCGGGGCGCGGGTAGCTAAGTCTTCGGCCCGCGAGAGCAAGTTGGCATACTCGCGCGCTAGCTCTCCGGGCTTAGCCAGTAGCTCTCCAATGCGGGTTTTAAACTGCTCAGCTTGGTCTAGTACATCGCCAAGGTTTGAGGCTGGGTCGCTCATCTGGCGGTAAAACTCGGCCATATCATCGACGAAGCCCTTGCCTTGTTCGGCTAAGTCTTCTTGGTCGTAGTCAGGCAGCATGGTCGTGTCGAACTCGTTTTCAAAGTCGTTATTAACTTGTTTTAAACCATCATCAACACTGCTTTGAAGGACAACCTCAGTGCTTTGTGTGCTTACCGGGGCACTTTGCCTCCCAGCATCGAAGCATTCAAAATTGATCTCTGCATAGCCGCCGTGGTTGGTTATTAGTTTGTGATTGACTTCGCCGATTTGAATAGTGCGCTCACCAAAGTGCGGGTGCACCAGCATGCCGGGACCGGGGGCGTTAAGCGCAGTAAGTAAGCGACTTAAATCATTTCGGTAGTTATCGCCAATGACGATTGCTTCAATGTTAAAGTTCGACAGAACTGCGCCGTTATCCTCCGTCCAGCCTCGCTCGCTCTTGGGGTATTGGTGAGCAATCACCCGGCGGCCAGACTTGCCGCCAATGGTTTTATCTTTGAATACCACGCCACGGAAGCTGGCGTTTTGTAAGTCATACCAATTACTCATGCTAGCCCCCGATAACCGATGAGGTTGGTCCGTTGGCCACTGTGACATTTAAGCCGCTGCTGCGCGGTTTATAGCGGGCGGAAATACGTTTGTCCTCAAAGACAACCTCAAGGGTGCCCATCGGCTCGGAGCCGGGCATTGCGGAGTTTTCTCGCGCGGCGCGGTATTGCGCGCTGCGCTGAGCTCGTGGTGAGGCTGGGGCACTCTTTCCTTCGCTATCATCAATAAATTGTTCGCCCACTTTGCCGCCGACAAACTCGCCACCCAATGAGCCAAGTATGCCGCCTATCAGGCCACCAATCGCGGTTCCCAAGCCGGGCACAATGGAGCCTATTAGTGCGCCCGCGGCTGCGCCGCCTGCACCGCCACCCAATGCGCCCGCGGTGCGGCCCACATCCTCAGCGGTGCCATTGCTTACTGCATCTATGATCATCAAGCCGCTTACCGCCGTGCCTGCGATAGGTACGCCTCGTGCGGCCTTGGTCACATGAGGCAAGCCGGGAATATTGGTAAACCTACCGGGCGCTTTACTAGGAGCGGAGCTTAGTATATTGGTTTTAGCGTTTGACCTCGGCGTGTTGCGCTGGGGCAGCCCTTTACCACGGCGGCCGCCTTTGCGGTCAACGCCGCCGCCCGTCCCGCCCATAGCCATATTTACAACAAATACTTTTTGTACGGCGCCCGCGCCAGGCACATTGCCGGGGCCTTTTTTACCTTGTTTACCGTAACGTACCCAATCATAAGCTCCTCGGCCTATGTCATAACCTTTTTTGAGTCCTTTAAGGGCTTTTGCTATGGCAACTGCCCCTTTAACTACAGCGGTAGCATAAACAACAAAATTGACCGTGCTGCTTACAGTGTCTTTATCTAGGGAGTTGAGCCATTCGCTAAACTCCTGCAACGGACCACTGAAGTTCTCGTGGGCCATTTGGTCGATTGTGCCTTTAATGCCTGTGAGTACCGCGCCCAAACTGCCCGCATTACGCGCAGCTGCCTTGGCTGTCATGCCGTATTCGACGTTGCCTGAAATCATATCTTGCATGAGCTTTCGGTTTTCCGGTGCGAGCAGCGCGCGCAGGCCTGAGAGCGCGGTGGCATCAAACAGCCCATTTTCACTGAGCGCGGTCAGCTGTTTGCCGCCCAAGTGCGATGTGGCGCTTTGTACATCTTCCAAAATGGCGAACTGGTCGCGCATGGTCTGGCCGTCGTCTTCAAAAATGCGAATCCCTTTGGCTTGGAGATCAGCTTGTTTCTTAGCATCGGTAAAGGTGCGGAACAGCGCCTCAATGCTGGTGCTTACCTCTGAGGCGGAGCCTTTGGTTTTAGCGAAAATTTGAAACAGCGCGCCCATTTGGGTCATGGCTTCCGGCCCACCTTGCGTCAACTGCGCAAATACGCGCGGCGCTTCGTTGGCAAATTCTTTGACGGATATCGAACCCTTAGAGAATTGCGCGAAAAAACGGTCAAGCTGATTTTGTACTTGCTCAGCGTTGCGAATGCCGTTTTCCCACATGGCGGCCATCAGTTCGCCCGAGGCTTTAGCATCAGCGCCGAAACCTTGAATCGCCAGCGCCAAGTTGTGGATATTGTCTTGGGCCGCTTCGATATCCCCGGTGCGACCGATGAAGGTATCGAGCGCTTCGCCTAGCTCGTCGCGACTGATATTGATATTGCTATCAGTGGCAACGTCTTGCAGTAGCTGCTTTAGCTCCTCTACTTGCTCTGATGGCATATTCGCGTTTGTGCCTAAGCGGGATATTTGCTTGTCAAAGTCGGCAACGCTTTTGATAAGATGTGCCGATAGAAAAGGGGTGTCGGCAGCAGTGTAGCGATTGCCAATGCGGTCAAGCCCATTTGACGCCATCGCCGCTGAGCGTTGCATCCTCAAAAAGCTTTTCTTAGCTCGCGCGCCAATACCGTTAAAGGCGCGACCATACTTCTTCGCTTGGCTGAGCAAGTTACCTTGTAAGTCAATGACGATAGAGGTTTGTAGCTTTTTAGACATTGGAATTTAACACTCGCTGTAATCGTTTAGTGCGCAGCATGAGTGCCGTGATAGGCATCTGTTGCGCTTTGTCTAAGGGAAGGCCAGATTGGCTGGCGAACCAGAGGCAGAGGCGGTCAAGCGCCGCTATCTGCCTCATCCATTCGCCCCCGCTCAGTGGCCGCCTCCAATGCGGCCTCATCTAAGGCGTTGATTTGCTCGGTGAGCATCAACCAATCATCTATGTGCAAAGTGCGTAGCATTGACAAATCAAAAGGGCCTTGCACTGTGCCGATACGCTTAATCTGCTTAACAACTAGCAGCGCGGAAAACATTTCCTCGCTGCGAGCCATCACATAGCGCATGCGCCCGCCCTCAACGACGGCGCGCATGCTTTCAGACTCGGTGGCGGCGTCGATTAAATCGCCTTGTGTCAGTTCGCGTAGCTCCACCTCAAAGTGGGTTCGCGCATCATCGCTTTTGCCGGGCTTGTAGCCGTGGTCAAATTTAAAGGTGAGGCTCATCTAAATTTCCTCGCACTCAACGAAAACAAAGTCACAGTTGATTTCACCACTTTCTTCGTTGAGGGAGATAGCGTCTCCAGCGCTGCACTCGGTCAGTAAAAAGCTCATGCCGTTGTCGCCCTTAAAGGTAATGGTGGCATCAGTCATGTTACGCAGCGCAAGTAGGCTTACATCTTGATGCGCGGCGATGGCAAAGGTTAGCTTGCCCGGCTCCCAGCGCCGCGAGATGCCCCATACGCGCCCTGGTCCGGTGTGCGCTTGGCCAACAAAACCGCCGGGATCTAACGTTGCCCCGAGTTTGGAGTGAAATTGAGAGCCATCATGGCGAATAACGGCAGAGCCTAGGATCTTAGACATAGCGCCCCCTTAGAGCTTGAACTGAATGGCCATGGCCAACTTACGGAATTGATTAACCAAATCCGGGTGTGAAATCACGTTGACCGCGTTTCGGTCACTGTCATCACGCTCAACGATTAGGTCGGTTTTGTACTGGTCGAAGTTCTCCACCAAAGCGCGCGCTTCTAATTGCTTGAACACATCCAGCAGGGTGTCACGGATAATTTCCGGTGTGACTACAGGTTGTCCGGGCGCGAACTTCGTACCATCATCGGCCAACTTGTGGCGCGGGTAATCGCGCTGGATGCGCACCTTGGTGGCGTGTCGTACAAAGCCCAAGGTTGCAGGGGTGGTGATATCCAAATAACTATCATCCGGCGCGCCTGTGGCGTTGGTTTGGTACATACTGATTTCGCGCTCAATTTGCACCACATCGCCGCCACCCACGGTGTGGGTGGCCATGCCGTCATAGAGAAGCAAGTTGCGCTCGTTCAGCTCCCAGCGCGCGCTGGTATTGACGGGCAAGATGCCGGGCAAGGTGACAAATTGCAGCGGCCTTGCCGGATCAACGCCTAGCTCGCGCGCTCCGGTAGCGGCGTAGCTTGCCGCCCATAGGTAGGCGGGCTGCGGGCTAATGTTGGTCGCCATTGATGTGTACAAAAAGTCATTACGGGCGTTACCAAAGGTTGCCGCTTCGGCCATTGTGCCTCGGTACGCACAATAGGCAATACCTTCGATCATCTTAACTGGCCCCCAGCGCTCAAGAAGCTCATCACGCAGTGCGTTCATATTAGCTGTATCGGTGAAGGGCATCACGATAGCGGTAAACCACAAATCCCCCATGGCGGCGATGGCTTCGCTAATATCCGGGTTGCCAGACCCACCTTCTAAGCACTTGACGGAAATAACAACGCCCGCTGGAGTTTGTTGTCCTGGGTAGTAATTAAGCAAAACGTCGATATCGTCACCGGTTTCCCCTGCCCAACGGCAAGTGAGCTTCACATCACCATCGGTAGCTTCTGCCGTAACCGGGTAGCCACCCGCATTGATTTGCGCAGCGATGCCTGCGGCAATGTCGCGGTCTTCATCCCCCACTTCAACAAGGTAGTCTAGCGGTTCACCGCCAATCATCAAATGCAACATGCCGGACTCTATGGGGTCTGTTAGGTCATCGATAGCTATTGCTAGCGGCTGCTCAGCAGTACTACCTCCGGGAGTCAGCGCCACGCCCCACATCTCGGTGAAGGGATCAGCTTTACGGGCCATTTTAACCATCGCGGTCAGCATGGAATCTGCGCCCCATAGCTCCATCGCCTGCTCATCGCTAGTCACGCGATAGGGCTCACCAATGGCGGCACAGCCGCCTGTGGCAAGACCCGGTATAAAAATACGTTGCTGCAACTCGGCCAAGCCTTGGCTGGCCCCGGTGTTGTCTATTTCTATATAAACGAGCGGTACCCGCAAGTTGGCTGGTATTTGGCTCATGTGTTACCCCCTTTTTTGCTGGATTTCGACTTGGCTATGGGCTGCTTAGGTGGTTGTTGGGCTATCACATCACCGTCTTTCACCCGACGACGCCAAAAGGCGGTAAATGGTTTAACTGCGCCCTTGGTGGGTAAGCGGCGGCCGTGTGGGTCACGCACCACTAGCTCAGCTTTAGGCGTAAGGAGTTTTTTAATCATGGTTTTCTCTCACCTTAATTGTTGAGTCCTGGACTGGGCCATCTTCGGCCTGAATTTGTCTTAAATGCAACTGCAAAAAGTCATCAAGTTTTGTATCATCGAGCGGGAAACTTAGCAGCCATTCCTGCTGCCATATCACCGCCCAAATCGCCACGCCGGTGGCATCTTTGGAGTCACCTCGACGGCTATAAAGGTTTTCCATTTGGACATTTATGGGCATTCTCTCCGCACCTGGTATTTCCCCGGCCTCGGGCCTACTAAGTAGCTGCGCCAAGCGGCATGTGATAACTTCGCAGCGGATATCACGGTCATAGCTGTACATATCAGAGCAGAACACGAAGGCAACAAAAGTCACCAAACCCACTGTGCCTCTCGCCGCAGCCAGTTGCACATCATCAACGCGTAGCACGCTTAAGCGCACACCGCCGTCCTTGCCGGACATGAAGCGCTTAATGTCGTCTTGAGAATCGAAGCGGCCAATGTGGCGCTCAACACTATGGACCTTGTCAATCTCGCGTTCTGTTCCTTCTAAGTGCGGCTTGAGATAGTCCACCACTGATAACGCGATGGCAACGGTTGAGCCACCGATGTCGAAGTCCGGGCGGCTCATAAGCGGTCCCTCCAGAAATCACCAATAACAGTTAACAGCTCTTGCTCATAGTTTCGACTTAACCCCAAATACTTACGCTGGGGGGGAGCTATAAAACACGAGTGTACGCCTACGTTCACATGCTTAGGCACTTTAAGCGCTTTACCGAAGGCTTGAGTCATCACTCGCGAATGCACCGCCACTTTGACCGCGCCGCTAAAGCCTTCTTGATGCACGCCTGCATAAATCAACTGTGAGCTGATAGCAGCGGAATCGGAGGTGCTGTTGTGAGTAATAGAGTCGAGCAAGTCGCCTTCACCTCGTAGCAAACTTTGGCCGCCGTGCCGCGTTTTGGTGTAGGCGCTCCATGCTTCCCAAGGGGGGGTAATACTGTCTTCGGGCTGGGCTTCAATCGTGGGTAGCCCTAAGTCGCAGCGGTTTTCAATAATGTCTTTTAGTACCTTGGTCGCGCCTTTGTAATGGTGTTCTATTAGCTCCGTGGCTTGGTTGCCCCTATCAGCTAACCAGCAAAACGCAATATTAATGGCCTGCTTATTCAGTAGTCCCGGCACTGTCTCCAAGGGCAGTACAAATCGGTGCGACAAGAAACTGTCGATTTCCTCGTCTGCTTGTTCGAGCGCCTGATTTATAGCCACGTCGTCAAGCGTATCTTCTTTGTCATAAGCGGTGTTGTAGACGAAGCTTTTATCGCAGTCTAATAGATTTTGTTTGCTGGCGTAGCCCATATTTATTCCTCGGCCATCTCACAAATGAGATTCGGCTCGTCGTGTAAGCGCTTAGCGGTGCGCTGGGTGATTCGGGCCGCATCCGCCGGCACATTAACGTTATCGCCGTCATCCACCACAGCAAGCAGGCGCGGCTTGCTGTACTCAAAGCGCATAGCACAGCGCCAGAATCCAGCTGGTCGCTTGGTGCTAACCTTAAGCAGGGGGGCGTCTTGCTTAGATGAGTTTTTCAGCGCATCAGCATTCACTTGGATTTTACCCTTAGATAGCGGCACGGTTTTATTCTCCATATTGAATTGAGCTCGGTTAAGGGCGGATAGAACGGTTAGTTCCGGAGAATTGGTCAGGCCTGCAGAGTGAAGCGAAACCACCAGCCAGACTCATTGGTTTGGATTACTGAAAGTTGGAAACAAAGTGGAAGGGCGACTTTTTTTCATTAGGGATCCTCTGTTACTAGAGACGTCATTGTCTATGGCGAGCGGTGCCAATATTAATTCAGATTTTTTACTGAAAGGTTGGCGATATAAAGTAAAGGAAGGAAGTCGTGATGCTAGGACGTGCGACCCGATTTAAAACACGTTTAAATCGCTCGTTATGTGTTTAAGATGTAATAGAGTAAGGAGGTTGTAGCGCAGAGCCCCTTAGCGGGGCACTGAGAAGATTTTAGCAAGCTTGGCTTTTTGGGTTAGTTCGGTTTGATAGTTGGCTTGTCGGTCTTTGTCACGGTTATAATTCCAGCCCGGCTCAATACCATCGGGAGCACCTCCACTTCTCCGGTGCGCTTGTTGTTCCATGTAGTGGTGCCAAGTTTGGCGCACTGGATACTCCTTATCGCTGAGCGGTGCATGCATCATCTGCACGCCCCACCAATCGCGTTGAACTAGGATCGCTTCCAAATCGAGAGCAAATTCTCGATAAGGCGCACCACTCTTGATGGCAGCGCTTATCATAGCTTGAACATCAACTAGCAAATCGGCGTCTAACATTCTAGCAATAGTAAACGCGTTATTATGTTCGGCGCGCCAAACATCGCGATAATCAAACCTTGGCTCGATGCTCTTCGCGTTGAAGTTGTCGCGCAACTCTTTGGGAAAAATGCGCTTAGCCATCTGACACATCCCCTAAGCCGCGTGATTTAGCGAGCTGTTCTTGAGAAGTCGGAGTATCGAATAAGCTATGTAGTTCGGCCAAGCCGTCGCTCAGTTCCTGATAAGCTTTTAGCGTTTTTCGCTAGTTTGAGGATAGGGTTTATAAATTCCCCACCGACCTCGACCCAATTGCTCATAACCTCAACGACCATAGCATCTATTTCAGCTTCACCGTTGACCTTATCGTTGCGGCGGTTTAATGCCAAGTGCTTACGCTTTGCGCGATTACCTTGTCGGTTTAGTGCGATATCATTGACGGGCGCGCTCAGCGCATGCAGTACTTCATCACCAGCTTCTGCTTGAGCAATGCCAAACTTGGCCAGCACATCTTCGGTGAGTACCTTAAGCCACCGGTCTACCATTTCCTTAATTGCATCAACAAAAGGTTTTAAGTCTTCGGGCTTGGGTAGCTCGATATTAACTTGCGGGTAGCGCTCTTGCTCGCCGTAGTTGAGCAAAGTATAGGGGTTGACCAAATATTCGTTAAAAGTGGCCGATAGCTGGCGCGCGTCCCACTTGATGATAACCTCGCGCACCTCATTGTGCACGGAGGGCTGTGCGCGACTCAAACCATCCTCAGTTGTCATGGTTTGCCCCAGCACCGCTTTTGATATTTGCTTATCGCACCATTGCGCCATGTTTTGAAATAGCGTGTCGCCCCGTTGCCTTGGCGCTCTCGATAAGCTCTATTTCCATCGGCTGAGGAATGGCGGCCCCCGCATCGCTCGCAATGGTGCGGATGGCGCTCTCCAACGTTTGAAGATCACCTTCGTTTGCGTTCGGCCCGTATTTCACCACCCTGACCGGGATGCTGAATACCTGTGCAAAGGCCCAGCAAGATCGGCAATAGAAAATTTAGTCATGTATTAGTCTTTGTCTGCAGGTGCTAAGCACATTTATTTTTTTCTTCTGCGTTGTTGTGTTGATAAATATCTACAGGAGAGGGAGTGCTCTTTGCTGCTAATGGCTTGGCTTGGCTTGGCTTGGCTTGCACCGTCAAACACGCGCTGCATAATTGCATCAAGTAATTTGGGGCAATAGGTCACGCGCCAGTAATCACAATGATAAATTGAGGTGGTTTTCTTTTGTTCAGGGGCGAAAAGTCAAACTAGGGGTAGGTTTTTCGGCTTAGCCCTAAGTAGGTTTCACTGGTAAAATCGTCGGGTTGGTCATAGTCGCTGGCCTCTAGAATCAGAACTAAAGCAAAGGAACAACTAAAAGCGTCGAAACAAGCAGAAGAAAATTGCATCACACACTCTAAATAATGGACTTACTCCAGAATATGTGGGGTTAAGGGAGTGGCATTAATTTAGATTATTTACTGTTTTAGAATGGCACACAGTGTAATTAACGAGCCATCAACAGGTTCAAATTTAGCAATAAACCTTTTACCCAAGATCAAATTGGAGGCTTCTGTATGTTCGTTCAGGCGGATGTATTCATCATTGCTTAGCTCCTGCTCTATCCTCTCGGTTGTAGTGTCCCTTTTAAGTGATGCCTACATCGTGGCTCAGCATTACTCCTTATTAGGGTAGGTATCTGCTAACTGATACGAGTCATCTCAACGAATAACACTCAATATGATAGTTTATTTAGTCACACAGTTAACAAAGCTGACTGGATAGCCGTCATCTATTACCTCTGTTTCTCCTAGGGGCAGGCTTAAGTTAGTCAGAGCTAAAAGAAACAAAGGCTTAGTTAGAAGCACAAAAGCCTATAATTTATCAATACCGTTAGAGGCATAACAAGAATCACCAAGTGAAGATTTTGTTAAACCGCTTGAATTGTTAGGCTCTCGAACAGGGTGCTCTAAATGGTACTGAACACACCTGCCTAAAAGGCTTTGATATTCACACCCACTTCTATGTAATCTATTAACTAAATCTATATCTTCTCCTCCCCAACCTTCAAAGTTTTCATCAAAACCATTGACGGATAAAAGATGACCTTTAGATATAGACATATTAGAGCCATATGGCCAGGGTTTCTTCAACCTATTAGCTAACCACTTAGGGTATCGTATTGCCTGTTCGGGCTTCGCGACCTTTTTACTTAAAGAAAGAGCTAGAAGTCGCCAAGGATTATACAAATACTCTAAGTTAATCTTATTAAATTGAATGTTCTTAGTTAGGGTATCTCTTAGCAATACCCTAGGGCCTGTGATAATATCATCATAATTATTGCGCTTAGCCATTTCTCGATGATCTTCGACAAACTTAGGGTGGAATACACAATCACTATCTACGAAGATGATCCAGTAGGCTTTTGAAGAATTAATTGCTTTATTTAGTATTTTAGCTTTTCTAAAACCTTTATCTTTTTGCTTTACATGTCTAATTTGTAATCCTCCCGAGTACTCTTGAAACACTTCTAAGAGAGATTCAATATCATCCGATGAGCCGTCATCTGCTAGACAAAGTGAGAAATTAGTATCAGTTTGATGGTACAAGCTCTGGAGGCTTTTACGAACTGAGTCTATGTTATTATAAACGCTCATGATTATTTCGGTTTTCATAGCTATTTTCCGTTTTGGGACTTCTATGCTTTCAACAATTTGATTGCTATTTACTGTTCTTAAAAAGGTTCTACTTGTCGTTTATCCATCTCTAATTTGCGGATTTTTCGTATTGCTTTATATACGGTTTCGTGTGTCACACTAAATTTGCGGACTAAGTCGACGACGTTTTTGCCGTTGAACTCTTCCCAAATTTGTCTATCTCGAAAATGAGCCTCAATGCTTTTTCCTTTTGGAAAGTAGACTTGTAACCCTCCAAACTCTCTGGCGAGAGCTAACAACAAGGGCATAGCTAAGGCGGGATCCGCTTCGTGAGCTTTTAACTCTGCTTCCAATATCTCAAAAATTTCTTTCGTTGCTTGAGGCCAACTCTCTTGGCTTAGCGTATTATCGAAAGCCTCACCTAATGGCTTAGTCATGTTTTACTCCTTAGCTGCCGAATATTTCTATTACTTCGCGGTAGTTTAAGCTGCGCAATTTGTTTGGATTAGCTGTTGCTCAAGCTTGACTATAATTATGTGGTGATGTCAGGCTTTCAAACACAGAGGTATCAGCGTCTAATCACCGCATCATGCGGTGCACCTTACGATCTAGCGCAGCTTCTGAGTTATTGCGTAAAAAGCTGTACTAAAGCCTCTAACTCCACTACAAGCTAGTGTTCGCTATCTCAGCAGATCTTTTACCTGTGTAATCAAACAGCATCGCATGTTAAAAATTATCATGTGGTACAAATCGCGCCTAACGACGTGCAGTCAGGTAATGAGGCATTTAGTTGTGATATTATCCCTTATTCCCCAATGTCACCTTGTATCTTCTTTGTAACATTAGTGACTCCATGCTTTGTTTCCTGAAACTTAGTGTGTTGGAGATCCTCGCTTCCATGTTTATGAGGCAACCAATTAATACATTTTCCGCATCAGTTGTAGTCGGTTCACTTTATAAATATTACCTACTTGCTTTCTCCCATCACGACTTGGAGTGAGCTAAGACCGCACTGACAAAAGATGCTGATTGGTGGCTTCGCTTGCTGCGGCCAATTCCGCTAATTAGCAAGCAAGTAATAAACTTGTTTATGGATAAACGGTGAGCTTTGTAGGCGTTACTTATCCAGAACATTACGACGTTAACCTTGCTTAATTCGCAACCAATTTCGGCAGATATTTTAGGTGCAGAACCAAGCGTTGAATTATCCACTCCGCTAGCCAAATACATTGTTCATAATTATTCTTTTTCATAATCTGAATTGAAATGTGCGCGATAAGCGCGGCCTTGAATTTGTCGAATGTGGCGTTTTTGTTGCTCAATATTCGCACTTATAGCGTGCTATTATCGACCTGTAATTGCTTATAACCACCTTTTTCGTTGCGTTCATAGACGCGCAAATACTGGCTAGACGCCGTAGTTTGGATAGTGTCAGCGATGGTATTTATGGCCTGTTTCCATTTCTTATCGCAGATATCTAAAGTGCATAGGCTTAAAACTTGGTTTATATCTAGACCTTGCTTGGCGGTGCGAAAGGTGTGCTCAACCATCGCCACCAAGTGCGAGTCAGCACCGTCACTCTAGCTTTTTATGTACCCATCAATCAACGTTGTGTTCTGCAGCGCTGAGGTTGACAAAATCAGCTATCTACCCCACGGGTTCGAGTTTGAATGCGGTCATGGCTTCGCGCGGTATTTGTGCTTTTCGATAATAGAATGCACCAACTCATCACGCAGTTGGTTGATGAGCTTAATCTGGTCTTCTGGCAAAAAACTGCCGTTTGCGCTTTCACGGTAGCCTCCAGGGATGAATTTAGTAATTTTACCTCCTTTGTTGAGATAATTACTGCAGCCCTTATTGCTGCGGCGTAGAAAGAAAAATAAACGGCACATTCATGATGTTTCATTCCAAGTGACATAAAAAGGGACAGCTTAAAGATGGGTGCATACGCCTTTCACCGTCTGCACAATGTCGGCTGCTTCGCGGCGTAAATCGCCGCTGGATAAGTCAATAATGATGCAGCGCAGGCCACTGCTTAGCACCTCAACTCTGCGTAGTTTTAACGCCAT